GATGAATTGAGAAGGATGTCAAGGTCATTGGTTCATCCTGTCCAAACCATTCGTTCTTGTTGGCCCATTCCTCCGCCTTTGGATCCGGCGGTCTTGGGGCTGGTCTTTGCTGTGGATACGGTTGCTGGGGCATTTGTGGCTGTCTTGGGTCCACACCTCGTGCCTCCATTTCCTGTCTTAATCTTTCACGCTGTGCCTTGTGGGATGCTGCTCGTTCCTCCTCAATGGCCAAACGGCTCAGCTTGGTTTGGGCGTCAACCTGTTTTTCAGTGTCCCCCAAATCCATAGCCTCTTTTAATTCTTTTTTGGCGTTGGAAATCTGTGATTCCACACGGTCACCGTATTCAGCGACGTATCCGGAATCAACTTGCTGTGCCCTGCTCTTTATTTCTTGCGCATCACGCTGAACTCCCTGGGCATACTGAACGGCAGCCTGTTCGCGCCTTTCAGCTTCTCTCGCTCTTTTTGTTAGTTTATCAATCCTTGATTGAACTTTTTTTCCATAGTCATCTACTTCCGAAGAAGTAGCGCCTTCCTGTACAACTACATCAACTTCTTTTGATGCATCATCAGTGTTTACTTTTTTAGGTGATTCATCGAGATTAACCTCTGTAGCTTCACCTTCCGCTGGCAAGTCAACCATTTTTTCATCCGCCTCTGATTGCATCTGAACTTGCATTTTTGGTTCTGCAGGCATGTTTCCTCCTGTTATGTTTTAAACTGCAAGATATCCTCCGGGTCCTTTACCACGGCTATTATCTCGTCGTCGTTAAGTATTCTCACTTCACCACCCTCTATTCCAAAACGTGAACCGGCGTAACGGCCGAATATAATCCAGTCTCCTTTTTTACACCATGGTCCATTTGGAAATCTCTCTGTGTCACTGTATGCATCCGGTCCAACTTTCAAGACTAACGCTGTTACTGTTGTAAAGCCCCGCTCCTCGATTGTCGTGTCGGACAATATTATTCCGCCCTTAGTCTTTCCTTGTCCCTTGTATGGAAGAACCAATATTCTCCACCCCGTAGGGTCAGGTAATCTGTCTAAAATTTTATCTGTTGGTAAATGCTTAATCTCGTTAAGGGCCTCGTCCTGTAGTTTTTTTACAAACCGATTTTCCTTATCTTCAGCCACTTTGTTGTTTTCGTCTGCCTCTACGGATAAATCCTTTTCCTCTAAAGCAAATCTACGTTTTGGTATCTCCGTCATTTTCTCTTTCCTGCAGGTCCTGTAGTTCCTGTTCCATTATGTTATAGGCCTTGTATTCACCAACTGATTTGTTGTATAGGTCCCAGCTGTGAATGCCGTTGGCTATAACTGTTTTTAACTGTTCTTTGCGTTCACGGATCCTTTTAAGGATCACGTAAATAACGTTTTCTTCTCGCATTAACCCTTGTCTATCTTGTTGTGCCTCTTGCCTCTTTTACCCCATTTACCATAGGACTCATCCCTACGGTCTTTCATGGATTGTTTCTTACCGGATTCCTTTCCAAGTCTAGCGCCAATGGATTCATCTTCCCTGTCCTTGTAGCCTTGCTTGTGTGGGTGTCCTTTAGATTTACCTTTAAATAACGCTCTTCCCATTGCATCATGGGTTCTGCGCTGTAAGGCTCTTCCTGTGATATCTCTAAGATCTCTTGCCATAACAGTCTCCTATATATTATTTAAAATAGTTACGCAACTATTTTTTTACCAAACTTCCACCAAAGTACAACCCTATGATCGAAGCCATTAAGTGCGTGTCCATTGGCGTTATTACCACACCCGCGAACTGCCTGTCCACGAGCATTTCCTTCTGTTCTATCAGGAACAGAAAACCTCTGCTGAATTCCGTCCAGGTCAAAAAGACCGATACGTCAAAAAAGACCGGTACTATTTTTGGCCAGACGATTATGAAGAACACCGCCGTCAGCGCTATTATCCTTCTCGTCCACTGGAAACCTTCATTCTCGTATTTACGCGCCTTTTCAATGGAGTCCATCTGGAACTTGCCGCGGGCGAGAAGCATCTTCTGCTCCGCCTGCTTCGCCTTGATGCTCTGTCCCCATATGGACATTACTCCACCAAGAACGCTTGATCCAAGCATTGTCACCATTTCAACCGGCAATCCAAACATTATTCTACCAAGCTCACTATTCCGCCACGGGCGAATCCCTGCTGGAATCCCTGTCCTCCGTGAGTCATAATCATTGCCTGCTGCAAGGGGTTTTGCGCGCCCCATAATTCATTAGGTTGTCCTCGTACTGGAGGTCGTTCTTCCGGTGGTCCGTAGCCGCCACCACCGCCGCCGTAGCCTCCGCCGCCGGAACCCCAGCCGCTGTAGCCGCCGCCACCGCCGCCTCCAATATTAAGAGAAGGTGGTTTATACCACTCATTATATCCAGTTCCAAATCCTTGTTGAAATTTTTCATTAGGGTTTCCTGCAGTTATGTCCTCTAGACCTTTCATTGCTTGAAAAAATATTTGATTATCTCCTGTCATCAGTGCTTCATCCCCCTTATCTAAAAGAGCTTTATATTCCTCATCAGACAGTCCTTCTGGAATAAAAATAGGCATATTAAGATATTTAGGATCATTAGTTAGCTTATAAGCTTTTCTCGCTAATTGTTCGGCTAATGTGTAAACTTCTGTTTTACCTCCACCTTCTGCTATTCTCTCTGTGAATGCTAGACGATCATTGGGACTGGATCTTACATCCCTAGTGCTATGGCTGTAATCCTTCTTCCAATCATCGGCTCTAGGATCCCATTGTCTTCCGGCTGCGGCTTTTTCCGCTTCTTTCCTGTCCTGCTCTATCTTATCTATTCTTGCTCTATTATTTCTATTGATTATATCTTGTTGACTTTCACCGCCACCACGATCCTCTCTTTCACCACCCCAACTACCACCACCGCCACTACTACCACTACTTGGTCGTGAAGGTGAAGGATCAAAAGTCCCATAATCCCCATCCAAGCTTGGAACTCCTTCAGGGCCTTTGTTAGGTTTTCCTTGCATAGAACCGTGAGGATTGGCTTTAACAATCATATCAATTTCTGGCTGGGTAACGTAAGCTAATTGTGAATCAAGTCCATCAGGACTTGTTCTTAAATTTCTAGGTAAAGTCAGCAGTTCACTGTCGGTAAAATTTCCTGGATATCGTCGCATTATCTTATTCCGGCTCTTGGCTCTTGAAAATGAAGTCCTCTTGGCAGGGCGTGAAGTCTTTCCCACGCGCCTTCAAACTCTTCGTACGTGATCCTGTCGCCGGTTCTTTGTATGTAATCAATGAATTCTTTTTCCAGAGGTCTTCCTGTTTCAGCCCATTGCGGTCCGTGTCCGTAAAGTGTCGCTATGCCTGCTTCACGGTTTGAATCGTCAAATCGTGGAATGGGCGGTGGACCTTCAATTAATTCATCATGGTACTGTCCTGGAAGGTATTCGCCCTCCGTCAGTTCTTCGGGCATTGGAAGGGTAGGATCCAGAAGCCAAGGAGCAACTGTTATGTCCTCGCCTCCATGAATCTTTCCGCCACCTCCTATGGTGGAAGGATCAAAATCCCCTATTGATTCCCAAAGTTCATCGGAAATAAGGTTTCCGTCTTTTTTTGTTGTTTCTTCTATTACTTCTGTATCTTCATATGGCCAGGGTTCATCCTCATGGATGTTAGGGCTTTCAAACGGAGGAACTGCGATGGGTGTTCCAGGATACTGCGACATAATCGCAGCCTCTCTTCTTGAATCGTCAAACGGATGCAAGCTTGTAAAAGCTCCGTAATCGTCATCCATGGGGGGAATGACCACATCCTTTCTGTCATCAGTCCAGCTCTCCGTGTCAATGAATTCATCCTCATGGATGTTAGGGGAACCAAACGTGTCTGTTACATATTTTATCTGCTCTTCCTGGGTATCGTCTACCATGGTGGGAATTCCTCTGTCTTTTCCCATCTTTCCTATTTCAGAAAGAATGGCGCCCAGTATTCCGCCCTTCTCCCCTATGTTCATGATTCCCGCGGTAAGTGGATACATCTTTCCGTAAGCCGGCTTGTTTAGCTGACGAAAATCTTCCGTTGTGTCGCTGTAATATTTCATTGCGTCCTGCGGGGTTGAAGCCCCTGCAAGAGCCATTCCGGCGTCAGTGTATTTCCTGTTTCTGTTCCAGTCCCTTCTGAGACCCTTCAGCCTGTCAATATCAGATCCGCTCAGGTTAGGTTGGCGCTGCAAGTCCATCATATTGCGATGGACTATGCCTGCGCCGCTTGTATTCAAAGCCTGTGCACTACGTGCTGGATGCGTCCTCTTTTTACGAGGGCCCTGAGAAGCTATATACTGTTCTCTAGCATCTACCACTATACACCTGGCACAATAATTACTTTAAGCACAATCAGAACAATAACTACTAAAATTCCGGCCTTTATCCAGTCCTTCATTTTCCAGTCATTCCATTCCTTTATATGTGTCCAAAGATCTTTCAATAAATTCATATCTACCTCCTTGTTAACATTTTTGGTTTTTGGGCTTTTTCTGGCCACCCATTACACGGCCACCGTGGTGATATTTCTTCTTCACTGCACCACCTTTCTTCTTATTAATTCTTAATTTTGCCCATCCACCACCTATAGGATTAGGATTTTTATATCCAGAATAAGTTCTACTTCTTCCTCCAGATTGCGGTGTAGGTTTTCCAACATATGCGTCAGATCTTACTCCTGCACGTTGCGCCGCTCTTGTACCTGCTTTTTGAACAGAGCTCTTTTGCCCTGGCCTGTTTTTTTTGGGACTATCTTTATACCAGGCGTCAGAGTGTGCAAGTTTTTTCTCCGCTGTAGAAGAAAGTCTGTGCGTTCCTATTCCCTTTGGATGTTTATATCCACTCTCCCCTGCATATGAAGATCCTCTTCTTGCGGTTCTTCCTCCGGATTGTGGTGTGGGTCTTCCAATGTTTGTCTTAACTGTTTTCGTTGACGGTCTTGGGCTTCCACCCCTTTTGTATCCACTCATGTCAACCTTCTGTCCTGTCGCCTTAGCGTGCTTCTGCGCCTTCTGGACTCCACCTGAAGTGTATGGAAATTTTTGTTTACCTACTTTCGGCATTATGCTCCTCCTTTTTTAACCGTAATCCCACCAGTGGGATATCCGTATTCATTTACCCAAGGGGCCGTATCATATCCCTTTGCGTGAAATATTCCACCTCTTTTTTTCTTGACAGGTTTGCTGCCGTGTTCCTTTGTCCATTTCTCTGCCATTGCGGGCTTGTTGGCCCACATCCATTTCCGTTGTTTTTCAGACCTAAATGGCATCAGTGTATCGTTGGAACGTCTTCATCATAGTAAAGTTCATTTATCAACTCCTCCTGTATCATGAAAGTGTTGGCAACTTCCTGGAACATCCTGCATGCTCCCACCGGCCCTAACGCTTCCACGTACATGTTTCTCGTAACAGCCAGTAAAGCGCCGCATACCTGCAGGTAGTCCTCCTTGCTGTTGATTTCACTGGTGGCTACCTCCTCAATCTTTTTCATTGCGATAGCTATTTTTTCTATTTTATTTTTTAGTTGATCCATTTGCTTTATTTTTAGCATTTTCCCTCGCAATCCTTTCCGCCGATCTCTGCTTCATTGCATCCCTCGAATTGATCATGTTCTCCTTGAACAGTGTCATGGCTTCATCGGAATCTTCCTTACTAACATCTGCCGCGGCTTTCATCAAGTTAATACTTGTGTCCGCCTCCAGCTTGTCACGTTCTATGTCAAGTTTTTCAGAGTCAACCAGCATGTCTTTCTGAAGCTTGGCCTGTGTCTCCATGGCCTTAAGGTCAATCTCCTGCTGTTTAAGCTTGATCAATGGATCTTCCGCTTCACGCTTCATTCGAGCTTCCTCGTCCTGCGCCAGTTGCGCTGTCATCTTGGCCTCTATTTGAGCCTGCTTTGCCGCTTGCGCGTTAATTAGCTGTTGCATTTGCTGTTCCACCTGTTGTGCCATTTGCGGATTCTGCTGTGACTGTTGCTGTGCCTGCTGCATTTGATCCATTTGGGGCTTGAATTCCTTCTGGACTTGGTCCGCGGCCATCATGGTAATGTGCTCACAAATGTGCGCCTGGAGCATTGAATATACCTGTGGATTAATCTGTACCATTCGCGTAAACATGAATTCCGCGTGCGCCTGTATGTGCGCTGTATGGTCCTGCATTGGAAATGCCTTGGGGGCCTTTCCGTTCATGGCACCCGCATTCTCAGTTGAGGGGCTCATAGGTTCCGGCAATTCCGGATCAGGTTTTAAAATGGCGTCTACGTTATCCACTCCCATCGCGTCATACATTCTTCTGTACGCTTCGCGCATGTTGTGCAATCCTGGATTGGCCGTAGCCAACTGCAGTTGCTGCTGTGCCAACGTGACACGCTGCGCCATGGAAAATATGTTGGGATCTGAAACTGGGATGATGTCAACACGATCGTCAAAATCCTGTTGTTTTATCATTTGGTTTCCGCCAACAACCATGTAAGGATATTCCGGCGGCAAGTACAGTTGAAATACTTTTGCCAACAGCTTAAATTCAATTTTTTGCGCATAGTGCAATCTTTTGTGGATTGCGCTCATTACCTTAGTTCCCCTTTCCAAAAGAGCTAAAGTTGTTCCAACTGGATTCTGCTCGTTGCCTTCGCCCATTTTCATGTCGGCGATTGCCGCAAAGGATTTTCCGGCGTCAACCGCAAACCCTAAAAGGGCAAACAGAACCTGTGACGGTTCCTTGTATGGAAGGGGCAACAGTGATTCCTTTATGGAAACTCCGGTAACGTCAACGTCCCTGAATTCCCCCGGTTGCAACGGTTCGTCATGGTCGCGTATTCTCATTCCCCGTGCCTTGAAACCTGCCGGAAGGTTAGCGAGTGTGCCAGCATCAATTAATTGCCGCAAAACACTTGTTGCTGTTCGCGATAACCCTCCAAGCATGTGTATAAGACCGAAGCCGTAAAAGCCCAGTCCTGGGAGGAACTTGTAGTGTACAAAATAATCATTCTTAGCGAAATTAGGGTCATTCTCTTTCCAGTTTCTTCTGATGGATAAAACTTCCTGTGAATATTCATCAATGGAAATAACGTAAGGAAGCTTGACTCCCGTTTCATCCTCAAATCCCGGAACGTCAGCGTTGACGTGCATTTCCAGAATTGTATGTTCTTCATCTTTTTCGCTGTATTCCCTTTGAACGCCTTCCAGCGTATTTACCTTCTCTTCAACTTCACTTGTTTCAACTGTTCCGCTTTTCAGTTCAATGTCGCGGTAGAATCCCTGCAACTGCTGTTTTCTTATGTCGTTTGAACTTGTCTTGATTATGTGCGTAACCCTGTCCGCATTCTCAAGATCGGTTGCCATGTAATTTATAACGAGATCCTCGCCTGCAATGAATTTTGCGACAGCACGCTTCAGCAGGCTGTCATAATAAACTTTCTTGAAAGCTGATCCCGCAAGGGGAAGGTAGAATAGAAGCTGGTCCATGTCCGGATCGTACTCTTTCATGACATCAGTAATCTGATAGTTCATGAACTGCTGCACGCGCTTCGCCTGGTCCTGAATTTCAGGAGTGGAAAGGCCTACAACTTGAGTTCGTACGGGGCCGCTTGGGGGGAGAAGTTCCTTATACGCTTGGGCCTGAAACTGCGTTACAGATTCAGCGAGTAAGGGGTGTACGACCCCGGACGCTCCTTCGAACGGCTGGGTTCGGTTTTCATATTTGAATCCGAGCATGTCAAGGCCTTTGATATAGGTGTCTTCCCAATCCTTCCTTGAGTCCTTATCCGTTTCGAAACTTTCTACTAGATCTATTGAAAATCTACGTAATTCTGTGTCATCAATGTAGTCCGCCAGATTGGCGTCATGGGGAATGTTGGCTGTGTCGACAGGCGCGTTTGGGTCAAAATTGACATCGGCGCCTCCAGCTTCCGTTTCCGTTATTTCAACATTGGGATCAGAAATCTTTTGGTCAGGTTCGAGTTGTATTTCCTCTCCTGTTGGCTCTATTTCCAATGCGTCATTTAAAGAACCCAAGGCTCTTTCAATATTGTTGTTTGGATTTCTTGGTGGCATTATTTTTTAACTATTCCCCCTTTTTTATAGATAGGAAGGCCCTTGTCAATAATGGCTTGCGCAGCCTTATTTTCCTTGAATAATATCATTGGAACTTCCCACACCTTTTTATCGCCGTCCATTATATATGTTTTCATGAACTTTGCACCACTTTTTTTCGCCGCCTTCTCCATGGCGCCTTTGGCCATTGGGCCGTAGGCTACAAGGTTTCCTCTATAGTCCTTGTTTGTAACGTTAAGTCCCTTATTCTTGACGGCCGCTGTATTCATTGTTATGCCGTCATATCCGCCTTCACGCGCGACGCGAAGAAGGTATTTCATTATGAATTCATTGTAGTCCTCCGTCTTGCTTAGGGGTCCCTGCGGAATTCCGCTGTGGTCTCCCTCAGCCATTTTCGCCTGC